GTTGTTGAATCTACAGACGTTATAGACAATATAGAAGAAGCTATTAAAGTAATTAACGGCGTTGATGGTACTGACGGCGTTGACGGTATTGACGGTATTGATGGTACTGACGGCGTTGACGGTACTGACGGTATTGACGGTATTGACGGTATTGACGGTATTGACGGTATTGACGGTATTGACGGCGTTGACGGTACTGACGGTATTGACGGTATTGACGGCGTTGACGGTACTGACGGTATTGACGGTATTGATGGCGATAAAGGCGATCAAGGTGACAAAGGCGATCAAGGTGACAAAGGTGATCAAGGCGATCAAGGCGATCAAGGTGACAAAGGTGATCAAGGCGATCAAGGCGATCAAGGCGATCAAGGTGACAAAGGCGATCAAGGTGACAAAGGCGATCAAGGGGTGCAAGGAGTTAGAGGCGCTGCTGGTTTAGCTGCACCTGTAGGTGGTCTTTTTAGTTCAGATCCTTTAGCTCCTTTTAAGCCCATTGACTTAGGCTATAACCCTTTAGGTTTAGAAACAATTAAATTATTTGACTTTATAGACTATAATCCTCTTAGGAACTTGAAATGACATATTTAGAAATAGTAAACGGAGTCCTAAGAAGGCTTAGAGAAGATCAGGTAGGCTCAGTTAGTCAAAACCCTTACTCTTTGCTTATCGGTGATCTTGTTAATGATGCTAAAAGGATTTCTGAGGACGCTTGGGATTGGTCTGCACTACGTACTACTCTTACTATTGCTACAACGGCAGACATCTTTAACTACGTGCTCACAGGCAGTGGTAATAGAATTAAGATTATTGACGTTATCAATGATACGTCCAACTGGTTTATGACTTATAAAGACACGCATTGGATGGACAATGCTTTCTTAAACGAGACACCCCCTAAGTCAAGCCCTACGTTCTACAACTTCAACGGTGTAGACGTTAATGGGGACACTCAGATTGATCTGTATCCTATTCCTAACGCTGCTTACACTATCCGAGTAAACTGTATTCAACGTAATCCTGACTTAGTCAATGATGGCGACAAGCTTCAAATCCCACACATGCCTGTACTACACTTAGCATTGGCTTTGGCCTCCAGAGAGCGTGGAGAAACTGGTGGTAGATCCGCGGGGGAAATGCTGGCATTTGCTCAGAACTATTTGTCTGATGCAATTGCTTTGGACGCGTACAAACACCCAGAAGAAACTATCTATAGGGCGGTCTAAGCAATGGCTCAAGACAGACAAAATATAACGATTGCAGCCCCTGCGTTTAGAGGTTTAAACACACAGGACTCTCCGCTTAGTTTGGATGCTTCCTATGCGTCCGTTGCGGATAACTGTATTATTGATCAGTACGGGCGTATAGGCTCTCGTAAAGGGTTTACAGCCCTTACTTCAAGCACAACTCCAATAGACGGTAGTAATGGCATTGAAGTTATTAAAGAGTACATAGACCCTACGGGGACTAATGTGGTCTTATCTGCCGGCAACAATAAGATATTCACAGGCACTACCACCCTTACTGACGCAACCCCAGCAGCTTATACAATTTCAGCTAATAACTGGAAAATGGTAAACTTTAATGACCATCTGTATATGTTTCAACTAGGTTATGAACCTTTAATTTACTCTGAACATGCTGGCGTTGTGGAGAAAATGTCTGTACACGCCCATTCCACAGGAACTCCACCACAAGGTAACGAAGTATTAGCAGCCTTTGGCAGACTCTGGGTAGCTGATTTCTCAACGGATAAGTCTACAATTTACTGGTCTGACTTACTAAACGGTTCAGGGTGGTCTGGAGGATCTACAGGCTCCATTGACATTTCTAAGGTATGGCCTAATGGGATGGATGAAATTGTTGCCTTAGCGGCCCACAATGGATTCTTAATCATCTTTGGTAAAAACTCCATTGTTGTCTATCAAGGGGCTGTTGATCCTTCCACGATGTCCTTAGTGGATACAATTGCAAATGTAGGCTGTATTGGTAGAGACACTGTACAGCCCACAGGTACTGACTTAATCTTTATGTCCAGTGAAGGCTTACGCAGCTTTGGCAGAACTATTCAAGAAAAGTCAATGCCCGTTAGGGATATTAGCAAGAATGTCCGTAATGATTTATTAGCTATTAACGCAGCACAAGTCAATAGTCCCTTACGCTCCATATACAGCCCAGAGGAAGCATTCTACTTACTGTCCTTTAGTGACTCTAAGTACGTCTACTGCTTTGATATGAGAACTCCTTTAGACGATGGGGCGCATAGGGTTACTACGTGGTCAGACACAACCCTAAGAGCTTTTGAGAGGACTCAGGACGGCTTATTGTACGTAGGGAATACCAATGGTATTGCTACTTACAGTAACTATCAGGATTATGGTTTGTCCTACGACATGAGCTACTTTAGTAACCCACTTTCCTTTGGGGACAGTTCTCGTCTTAAAATACTCAAAGAAATTATCATTACGTTTATTGGTGGTCCGGGTGCACAGGCAGTTGTGAACTGGGGTTATGATTACAGCCAAGCCTACACTAAGCAGGTTGTTGAGATTAACTCTGGTAGTAAGACTGCATACTACAATGAAAACGAGTATAATGTGTCTACTTCAGAGTACAGTGCTTCAGTTGTTGTGGATAGGCCAAAGACTAAAACAACAGGTTCAGGAACGGTAGTAACCATAGGTATGGACGCTACTATTAATCAAAACGCGTTATCTTTGCAAGAACTTAATATTCAAGCTTTAATAGGTAGGATGATCTAATGAGCAATTACACAAAGACTACAAACTTTACAGCCAAAGATACTCTTCCTACAGGAAATGCAGCGAAGATTATTAAGGGTGCTGACTTTGACACTGAGTTTGATGCTTTAGTTACAGCAGTGGCTTCAAAGGCTAACTCAGCAAGTCCAACATTTACAGGGACAGTTACGATACCAACGCTTAATGTAAGCGGTACGTTGACTGCGGGTACGATTACTGGAGGTACATACTAATGGCTTGGTACGATGATTTATTTTCAACGGGACTTACTGTAGCAGGTATGCGAAAGGCCCAAACAGATTTAGAAGCTATGGGACTAAACGCAGCCAACGCTGCAAGTGGTGTTGCTCAGGAAGGTTTAACACAAACGGGGTTCAAACCCTTCACAGTGACTACTGGTGTTGGGGGAGCAACCACTACCCCTACGGGTGGTTTCACAACTACTTTGTCCCCACAGCAACAAGCTTTACAAAACACTTTATTTGGAGGTTCTGGACAGTTAGCTGAACAAGCTACAGCAGCTTATGACCCAAGGTACGCACAGCTTGCTAATCAAGCCTATGGTGGCGTTGGTGGTCTTATGTCCCAAGCTCAACAAGCATCTTTAGACGCTGGTAGCATGGACAGAGGAGCTAGAGAGCAGCAAGTATATGAGCAGCTAAGAGCCTTACAGTCCCCTGAGGAAGAAAGACAACGTTTAGCCTTAGAGAATCGTTTGTCTTCTCAGGGAAGGCTGGGCGTTTCTACAGCGCAGTACGGAGGTACTCCAGAGCAATTAGCTATGGCTAAAGCTCAAGCAGAGGGTCAAAACCAAGCGTCTCTTATGGCTATGCAGCAGTCTGGTGCTGAACAACAACAAGCACTTCAGAGAGCTTCTGGTTTACAGGGTTTAACCTCCGGTATGTTTGGTATGGGTACGCAAGCTAGGATGACTCCAAGACAGATACAGGCTGCTGACTTGCAAAACTTAGGTGGTATGATGTCCGCTGGTTATGCTCCAGACGCTCAGCTTATGAATGCTTTAGGTCTTGGTACTAACTTGTCTCAAATCGCAGGCTTAGGTCAACGAGCTGGTGCTAATCTGTACGGTGAAGCAGAGCTAAGTGGTATTCAAGCTCAATTAGAAGCACAACAAAGATCCGCTGAACTTGAAAGAAGTATGTTCAGTTCTCTGGCTCAGTTTGCAGGGTCTAAAGATCAAAGCGGGAAAGGCTTGTTGGGCCAGATACTAAGTGGCTTGGGCGGTGGCGGTACAACCACAACACCTTTTGAAGATATTAAAAATCTTCCTATTTTTGACGAATGGGATTTATGGGGATAGATAATGGCTAAATATTCAGAAAGTTTATTTGAAGGTATTAGAAACTTTGGCAGGCAAGACCCCGCAAGTCCAGCTCGTAAGTTAGAAACTGCAACGCCTTATAAGCAAATGGGAACCACAGACCCTCTAGCCCGTAGTCTGGGTAACTTGTTTGGCAATGTAGGTTTTGATTCAAGCTCTATGCAAACGGGGCAAGAACGTGCCGATGTAGCCGTTGAGGGCATGGATTTGTCTAAGCCGATGGGTATAGCTAAGGCAATGCTTGCTAGGGCGCAGTACATACAAGACCCTGCTGCACAACAAGCATTAATCTTAAAAGCTCAGGAGATTATGCAAGCAGAACAAGAGAAAAAAGCAGCTCAGGCAGCAGCTCTACAGCAAACGCAACAAAAAGAAGTTTATATTCAAACACTCATAGCACAAGCCAACGAAGCTAACCGTCCTGACATAGCTCAGATGTTAGCAGGGGCTGGCATAAACATTGATGATAAAATTCTACAAGAAACTGTTAAAGACTTAAGAGAAGTTAAGACTAATCAAATAGAAAAAGTTAATAGCCTTGCTGGGCGTAAGATACGCTACACACAGGCAGGTTTACCTTTAGAGCAATGGAATGACGCTACAATTAGAGGCATGTCCCCAGACAGCTTTAATGAGCTTATTGAGGGTAAAGTTAAAAGAAGCAAAGCTAAGAATGACTTCTTTAAAACAAAAGAAGGTGCAACTGTTGCTTATAGGGTTAATGACTTTTCAGGTCAAGTTGAGAATCCTCAGTACGGTATTGATCCCGAAGCAAAGCAATGGGTTAACGCCAGTGAGTTAGGTTTGCTTCCAGCACCTAAAGTTACTGTTAATGAAAACTTTGCAATGAACAAAGAAGTCAATGCTAAGATAGTAGAGATGGGCATGTCTAGTTTTGAACAACTTAATGAACAAGCTGGTGATGCTCAACAAGGTTTAATTACTAATCAAATAGCTTTGGATAATATTGATGAAGCTTACTTAGGTTTAGGCGCTGGCGCTAAATTAGGATTAGACAGGGTTGGAGCTTTTATTTCAACAGCTACGGGTCAAGACTACGATACTGAAAACATACAGGCTACTGAAACTTTCGTGATTAGCAGAATTAAAGAGATGGCTACGTTTATTAAAGCTCTTGGTTCTGGTACAGGTTTGTCGGACAAAGATGCTGAGTTAGCTTTACAGGCAGTAGCTGGAGATAAGTCTCTTGACAGGGAAACTATCAGGGGCGTTATTGAAGAGTTTATGGCTGCTCAACGGTTCGTTATTGGACAGAATGACAAAGCTATTAACATACTAAGTAGAGATAAAAACCTTACTAGACCTGATTATTTAAAGTTAATTACTTTGTCAAGTGAAGGTAGACCTCCTTCCGCTAAACCAGCAGGTACTCAAGTTGGAAGATTTACTGTTAGAGAGGGGTAAAGGCTAATGCCAACATATACGGTTACTGATCCAAACACAAACAAAACTTTAACACTTGAAGGAGACTCCCCTCCTACGGAAGAAGAGCTTGAGGAAATCTTTGCTGGATATGCTCCCGCAGAGCCTACGGGTTATCAGGCTCCTACCTTTGCTGAGATAGGTTCTGGGCTTGTTGAAGACATTTCTGGAGCAGGTAGGACACTTGCTTCAGGTGTTAGCGGTGCTATGGAAGACTACCAGCAAGATAAGCTACAGTTTTCAGAGTACCAAAGCCCAGCAGCTACTGCGGCTGTCTTAGGCATCACTGAGGGTGTCTTACCTGCTGCTGGGGAAGCTGTCATTGGCGCAGGTAAAGCTGCTTTACAAGCCGTAACCCCTGCTTTTATAGAAGAACCCTTTGTCAATGGGGCTGTAGAAGCCTTTGGCGCTGCCGGTGATTTTATAATGAATAACGACTGGGTAGGCCCTGTGCTTAACATGGCTAAAGAATCTTTAGCGGACTACAGCAACTGGAAAAACTCTTCGGAAGAAAATCAAAGAAAGGCTAGAGTGTTAGAGTCTACTATTGACGTTGCCAGTATCATAGCTCCCGCTAGTAGGGCAAATTTTCTAACTGATGGCTGGGAAGATTCTGGACGTAAGTTGGTTGTTGCTGGAGACAAGAAAAAGTTTACCAATAAACAAGAAGCTGTTACAGACCTTTTACAACCTAGAA